AGAAGATTAGCAGATGTTCTTTCTTGCTTCAACATAACTTCTTGAGCTACGCGAGTGAAAGATTTGCTAACAACATCAAGACGACTCTTAGCGGCATACTTCTTGTCAAAAGCAACAGCACTATCTAAACGATAAGTTGCGATTTTGAGCTCAGAAGCTGTTGGCTGAACGATATTTTGAGGAAGACCTCCTGCAACGGATTGACTATAAACTTTGATATAATCTTCATCGAAAATATCATAGTATAAGTCAAGAGGAATTGAAGGGTTGTCTTCAGCGTTGAATTGTAAACTTGTGAATAAGTTAGAAACGGTTGGAGCGTTGTTAATGACTTCAGCTAAGACCGGACCAATGAATTCAGCCAAAGCTACTTGAGCGTCATAGGCTACCTCACGATTCTTGGATGCTAAAGCTTTAATTAGCTCAACCTGTTCGTCTGTTCTCTTTAAAACTATTTTCATATTATATATTAATAAAGCCTTTCTAATTACAAGGAGGTTGGGTTAACACAATCAATTTGAACCAAAGCGTATTTACCAGTAGTAGTTCCAGCGAACTGATCGCTTTGACCGTTAGAGGAAACACGTTGTCCAGTACCTAAAATTCTACCGACGATTGTATAATCACCAGTGAACGGACCAGCATTACTAGCTAATAAACCACTTACTTTGCCAGCGTTGCTTGAAACAACAAGATGCGAATTGGGAGTCATGCTACTGTCAGCCCAATCAACTGCATCATCGGTTAATGTAAACATACCTCTTGTGGCAACAGGAGAAGCCTGACCACTTAAAACCGCTTGTAACTCTGCAGCTTTAACAGGATTATATAGAAGTTTCTCCCCATTCTCATCTTGTTGAAGAGTCTGATTTAACGTAATACCGAGGACAGGTTCTCCTGCAGTAGCCGTTGTAAATTTAAGAGGAACTTCTGGGTATTGCGCTGCGCCAACAAAAGGATAATCAGTTTTACCTAAATATCCGTTTGTAGCATAAGTAATTGGATCGGAATCCAAATTACCAGCTGATACCTTAACGAACACACCTGCGGAACCCGCTCCATTTGTAGATGGACTGGTATCAGCAGTGTTGCTGGCAAACAAGTTGATTACATCTTGTTCGCTATATTGTCTGAATGGTAATAATCTTAGTGCCATAACCTTTAAAAATTAATTGTTATATTTTCTTTTGAAAAAGCCTTACTTAATTTATCTTTCCAAGAAACCTTCTCTTCAGTAGGCTCGATGTTCTGAGCAGGTAAAGAAGCTTCTTCAGTTTGAGCGTTTGCTAATGCAGTTTCAACTTCGACTTCAGGAGTTTCAGTTTTTTCTGCAGTTGCTTCTACGACTTCAATTTCTTCAGTCTTCTGAATACGCTTAGCTAATTCAGCTTCTAATCTTTCTTGGAAAATCTTTTCTTGCTCATCTTTAAAAGCTTTACTCTTGTGACGATAAATCACAGTTAGCTTTTCTTGATAAGAAGCAAAAGCTTCTTCTGAGCTATCTAAAGTGTTTAATTCTTCAGCTAACAACTTACGGTCAGCGTCGTCAAAATCATATTCTGTATCAAGGGTACTCATTCTGGAACTAAATAATTCCTGAGCAGCCTGTGCAGAAAGAATAGATTCTAACTCGTTAATTTTAGAAAAAGCGCTATCTAACTTTTCATCGTTTTCAGCTAAGCTTTTTTTCAACTCTTCAGCTTCGGCAACTGCTGTCGCTTTAGCTTCTTCGGCTGAAAGAATTTGAGACTGAATTTCTTCACTCTTTTCTTTAATGCTTTCAGCGATTTTTGCAGAGATGCTAGCAACTGCCTCTTCACTGAATGATTCTTTCGTCTGCTTTTCAGCAAGGACGGTCTTTAAATCTGATAATATCTGTTCTAGATCCATAATATTAGTTTTGGTTGTATTTACAGGCTTTTTTTCTTTTTGTGAAAAATTTTCACGAATTTTTAATACTTCAGGTGTATTAAATTCACCGTCTTTATCATTCGCTTTGTTTTTATCCATTGTGTCTTGAGCTGCATCATCAATAATTACACCATTTACATTTGCCGCAGGATTGGTCGTGAAACCGATGCCCAACGGATAAATTCGTCCAGTTACGAGACGATAAACTGGAATTCCATCATCTGTAAATCCAGTTCCGTCAAAACCTCGTAAGTACTTTTTAAATTCATTTATTTGCTCTTCTTTAGTAATAATCTCAGCCTCATGAAGCTTATCGCTACCCAAAGCGATATTATAATTATTAAATCCTATCTCCCAGCTTGCGCTTATTTTTTGATATAAGTTTGAATCAGGATTATTAGATTCTAAAAGTGCTTCAGCAAAATCTTTATCTACAGTTTTGTAAACAACGGCAGCTAAAGCGATATTAAAAGGATCTAACGACCCCTTGACATCTTCGTCTGTTAAAATCTTATTTTCTCCGAAAGAAGAAAAAGCGGAATTAACAATATGACCTACTACTTTTTGTTTTTTATGTTCTATATTAGTAGGTTTATGCGTAAAATAATTTTTAAATTCAATAGCGGTATCAGTATCAATTCCATCTCCGTTTTTATTAAATGCATTGACTACTGCTCCGTTAAAAGCAGCGCCAATTAAATCTACATTTTTTTCTAAGTTAACAGATTTAGGAATTAACCCCTTGATAGGCTCTAATGATGCTTGCGACAACAATAAATTATTATCAAAATTTATTGAAGCAGTCACAACATTATTGAACCGCGTCTTGTACTTATACATAGTAATTGTTACACTTATTTTTTATTACTGTGATATAATAAAGCGGCTGCATAGGTATTTAAATCGTGCTGTGCAGCCAGATCTTGCACAGCTTTCATCACGCCCAACTTATCTAAAGTAGACGGATCTTTTAAAACCGTTTCAGCTGCATCTTTCCAGTTAGTACTTTCTGAACCTATAATAATAGCTTCACTAACATTTTCAGCTAACTTCTTTTGATCTTTTGTTAAGCGTTTTTTATTATATTTTTGTTTCAATAAAGTCTGGACATCAGAATACAATCCTTTAGTTAAATCAAAAACTTCCGCAATAGCTTCTCTTGAATAAACATCAGCTTTAATTGCCCCAACTGGACGACCTCTTTCATTTGGCACTTTATTTTTTACTGGAGGTGCTTTTTCAGAGCTTTTTTCTTCAGGAACTTCCTCAACATCACTCCCCATTGGAGGGGCTATAGAAGGGACGCCTCCTATAATAGGATTATAGAATCCTTTCTTTCTTTGCTCGACAAATTTTTCTTGAGCAGCAGCAAGCTCTTCTCCAGAAGGATAAATACCAGTTTCGATAACTCTAATACCTTCTTCAGGGGGCAAGATACCTAATTCCATCATTCTGGTTACCACTCTATTAAATTGAGTCTCATCTTTAATAGATACTTCTTCAAACTTAGCTAGAGGACATTTACCTTTAAAACCTAAGTTTTTAAATATTAATTCCATTTCTGGTTGCAAGAAATCATTTAAGAAAGCGTTTCTAGCCTCTCGCAATCTCTCAAAAAATACCTGCGCTTTAACTGTTGTATTTGCAAACTTCTCAGAACCAATTAAAATATTTTGCAAACCTTCTTTAATATCTTCGTTAACAATTTTATATTTCTCATACCCCAACACTTTATTCATATCAGGAATGATAAAATCAGCTTTTGTTGTGTAATCCGCAACAAGAACACGACCAACAGATTGATTACTCAATAGAGATTGCATTGCGGAAATATTTTTATGATTAATGCCACCTTTATCCGGGGTATTACCTAAAGTAATTAAAAGAATAACATTTTCAATTGTACGACAGATCGCTTGATCTATCTTTTTCATTTCTAACTTAAAGTTAATATCATCCAAAACGGCAAAACCAAACGGCACAGCAAATGGCTCATAATCTTGTTTCTTATAAAAAGAATAAATGATATCAGTAGGATTTAATTGTATTTTTAAACCATCTACAGACCACTGACCGTTTTTAATTTTATCTCTAGACTCTGCATCTAAACTTTCAAAAATTATTTTATCCTGTTCATTTTTTGGATTCTGTAATCTTTCTAATTCATACTCAGAAAGAATCTTTTCATATACAACCTGTTTCCAAGATGTAGATCTATTTGCCACAAGAAAAAATGGATTTAAAAGGGTATACTGTACAGGAATAGAGTTTTTGACATTATAAGAAGTAGGGTAATTATAAATCTTTTCAACGTTATCGTAAGATAGCTCATCAGCGTTAGCATAAGATTTCAAGATAGATTGAAAATCATCTAACGAAAATTTAGCATTTAATTTATAAAAAAAGATATTTCCGCTACGATAATATTCCCTGAAGTATTGATCTTTTACTTTCCAAATTTTTACATACCTCATCCACTTACTAAAAAAGTCTCTAGCTTTTGCGCTGCCGCCCTCCAAGTTTATTTCTGCATTAGAAAATTCAGACATAATGTCTACAGCATTTCTAAATATAGCAACATTAGCATATGCTTTTTGACATAATTCAATAGCATCCCTTACGTTGTAACCATTAATTGACGACTCAAATGGCAACAAACCTTCTCTAATATTGGCGTATTTATTAAATTTAGGCTGAGTAGATATCCTGTTTCTTCTTGTTGAAGTCGAAGATTCTCCTCCATTTCTAGAATAATTAGCTTTACTGTCAAAGCTATAAAAAGGATCGCCTAACAATTGAGGCTCAGAAGGGTTTTTTTGGACTAGACTTTCTAAAGAAGCATTGTCACTTTTATTACCAGATGAAAATTTATCCCAATAATTTGATTTTTTTGTATATTTTCTAGGCATGTCTATATTATAGTTACACTAAGCAACTTTCAAAGTGACTTTTAAACTTTTCTTTTTTAAAAAGAATATAGAAATACATTATTATTTCCAGTAAAAACTATATCATCATGCCTAGTCCAACTTTTTTCTATTAAAAAGTCATGACAATCCACACCTTTGCCTACTGTTTTATCGTTTGTCTGAAAAATCTCTTTTCTACCATCAGGAAAAAATAATTCCACCCATGTATTCGGCATATAATTATCGTCTATAGCTATAAAGGAGTTATTATTGACCCTATAAAAAAAAGAAATTAATTCACTCAAGTGATGAGAGGAAGATGGTTTTGGATTATGCAGGTCTAACTCATAAGAATCTAAAAAAAACAAATCTATAGAATTGATAAAAGAATCAGGCATTCCTGAAATACTCTTAACACTATCAGCACAAACATGATCTATTACATCTAAATATTCTTTATTGTATTTTTTAGATAATTTTATATGACCGTAATCATTATCTATTGTAGTTAATGTGCCTCCAAAATAATTTTTAATAAACTTAGCAAAAACATTAGTGAAACCTATTTTTCCAGAAAACTGCGTTCCCGTTTCCAAAATGTTAATCGGCCTATTTAAAGACTCAAAATACTGAAAACATTTATAAAGGAATTGCTTTCTTGATTCAGTGAAAGAACAATTTTCTATTTCTTCTATAATCTTACTCATAAAATAAAAGGCGTAAAAGAAGAATCTAGCTCTTCTTTTTTAAACGACTGCATATCATAATAAACTCTTGCCATCCAATTTGAAAGTATTAAAGCGGAATAGCTATCTTTTCTTGGTTTATCCGGCCCAGTCTTTCTTTTTAAATTGGGAGGTAAATCAAAACTTTGTGTACCTTGGGCTGTTGTAGTTATTTGTATTAATGCGCACTCAGTCTTGGTCAAAAGTATCATATCTGTTAAATGCTCCACAAAATCAATCATTTTAGCTTCTTCATTTTGTTTGTCAGAATCCGCCATATTAGAAAACTTCATATTTAATATGCCTATTTTCTTTTTAGATTGAGTTCTAAAATTTTGATCTATAGCCCTACTTCCAAAAAATATTCTTCTATGATCGAAATTTGCTTGCAGCAATTCATTAGCGGTTCTGATCCAACTCGATGTAGGTTTTCTTAAAAAAACATATTTGTAATTAGATTTATTATATTCATTTTTTGCAGAAACTAAATTTTGAGGATAATCTTCTGGTTTTTCAAATTCTGTGGTTATTTGTTTCAAGTCAATTCCTTCGCTTTTAAACAATTCACTTTCATTACAAGAATTCATAAACTGCACTCCGCCATTATAATCCATGCAAACAGCTACAATATTAAAGTTCTTTAAAATATATAAGAAATATTTAATATGATCCCTTAATGAACTACCCGATAAAGCGTATGAATGAACTAATGTGCTTATTTGTTTTTCTCTATTTAGCTTTAAAACTTGTATTGCGAAATCATCTGAAGATTCTGTTTCTGACCACGAAGGGTCAACTGCTACAATATATTCGGCTTCTGCTTTACCAACCACCTCAACAGAAGGTGACTCTCCATCAGGAACGGTACACAATGCCATTTTAGATATTTTAAAATACCCGGAACTATCATCAGTGAATTGAGCACCAAACTCTCTCATAAATTGAGATTCACTCATAGTAGCTTTCGCTTGATTAATTAGATTTTGATCATACAACTGCACAGGCGCACAATCATAACTAAACTGCATTACACATCGACGAGTTCTTTCCTTATTTCTTGGATTAGAAATTAAATTTTCATATTGTTCATATAACTTATATAAATATTCAAATTTAAAAGAAGCAGACGAAAGAGCTATCAGTTTGTTATTGGGCCATTGATGTCTATCTTTTTCTTCCATTTTGCCCTGCTTAATTAAATTATTCTCCGCTTGATACAGTTCTTCTCTTTGTGTAGGGTTCTGCACAACGGACAAAAATGGCACTATAACTTCATTATAAATGCGTTCAGGCATCAACAGGAACTCGTCGATAATAATGCGATGAAAACGGAAGCCTCGCAGTTTTTCACCATCACCCAAGGGTAGCGCTCGAATACGGCTTTTGCCTATTTCCATTACCCACTCATCATTACTTTTTGAAACGTGAGTAATACATTGCTTTAGTAAATAAGCTTCTGGCTTTGCGGCGATATCTTCGATTTTTTTAAAAATCATTTTAGATTGCCGGAAAGATCTGGAAAGAATACCTGTTTCAACCCCTTGATTTAAAATGGCGTCTAAAACGGCATAAATTCCAGTTGTATAACTTTTACTCATACCGCGAGACCATACTCCTAAAAAATAATCACTTTCCAACATGCTTTTAATGGCCATATGTTGAAATGGGAATAATTGAACACCAGTGATTAAATCTGTAGCAAAAGTTGTGTTATTTCTTAAAAATTCATAAAATAAAAGTTTAGCTTCTCTCTCTTCTAAGAAGCCCTTCTTTTTTAAAAGATCTTCATTGCTAATGAATTCTTTTTTTCTTGGTATTTGATTACCTGTTTCCCAACTCATGATCTAAATAATATTGAACATCGACCCTCCATAACCGATCACCCAAATAAAGAAGTCTCGGTATAATGTCTAAAGATTTTTCTCTGTTTCCAGTAAAAATAAATTGAACATTTCTTGGGTACTTATGACTTAAGTACCTCATATTATGAAATACATATTCTAAACTTGTCTTTCTTCTAAATTTCTTGTGATTAGATTTTATTTTATCAATAGTAGTTTCTATAACCACAAACAAATAACTATTTAATTGAACAGCTTTCTCGATTTCTCTCTCAAAACGCGAAACACCAGAAGCCAAAGTCCCTAAAAAATCTGTTTCACTTTTTCTATCAATGTATGTATAAGTATAATCACCATTATTGTTTATATAGTCCCCAATATATAACTTTTCTTTTTTAGTTTTTTTAAAAGGCAACGGATCCTGCTCTCTTGTATCAATTAAGATTTCAAATTCTGGAATTTCTTGATCATAAAAATCAAATGGCATAGGCTTGTTAAAAAGAGGTTCTTTGTTTATAGATTTACAAGCTTTACTGTAAGATTTAAAATGTTTTTTAAAAATATTAACTGGAGGCAAATCTAAAGTTTTTAATTCATTATGAAACGGAGCGTATTCATATTCTTTATCTTCTATTCTTTTCGATAATAGCTCTAAACATTTTGCTTTTACTAAAACTGAACCAGCATTTTTTTCCCATATGATAAATTCATTTAAGTCAATAAACTCTCTTTCAAAATAATCTTTTTTATTTGTAAACGGAATTTGTTTTTTATAATGCAGCGAATACCTTGGATAATATTTGCAATAATATTCAGCCTGATAGAGACCATGTTTTTTTAAATGAGCATGGAACGATTTGTCAGATTCAAATTCTTGATTACATATTTGACACTGATTCATATAGCATCTTCTTTGGATACACCTAAAATCCTAGCTTTCCAAGAAGACATGGATTCAAATTTATCAGCTTCTTCCTGAATAGCTTGTTTCTGCAAATCAGCTATTTGAATCATCATTTGCCTTTCTTTTTCATCTTGAAAAAGTTCAACTAGATTCAAAATAGAAGCATTCTTCTGATGATGCTTGTCGATTCTTTTAGCTCTTTCACCATTTAATTTTTGAATGCTCTGATCAATACGCCTAGCGCATTGGTTGTACTCCTCACTTATAGTTTTTAAAATCTCTGTGAGACGAATCGTTAAATCATTTTGCTCTTGAGTTTCATTAAACATTTCATTAACTTTATTTTTCTTTATATCAATTTGCCTCAAATTAATATAATCCATGCAAACATTTATATATAAGTTTATTTCATCTATCGTCAGATCCGGCTTATCCCAAACAGACCGAACGAATTCCGCCTCAAAAAGATCCTTATCACTAGAGCTTCCGTATGAATCATAGTTTCCAACAAAGCGTGGGCTTGCTAAATAAACTAATAGTTTTTCTAAAAATTTTCTATGCTGCAATGAAAGTTTTTCTTCGTTTAGATTCTGCCCACACCATTTATTTACTTTATTTAAAACGGTTTTTAAAGATCGGGGCACAGAATATTTTTGATTAACTCCCGATTCTGACTCAACTAAAAATTGAGGGTATTTTTCTTTTATGTATTTATGTACCGCTCTGTATTCAGCAGTAACATGAATATTTAAATTCTCAACGCCTTGAAACTTTTGGTTAAAAATTAATTCAGTTATCTTTTTGGGACTCATCCCCGATTCAACATTCTGATCTATAAATTCAGATTGAGCTTCAGTTAAAATTTCTTTGACATGAGAAAATCTAGCTTTCTTTTTCTTTTTTATAAGCCCTACTTCTACGAGATAATCCCTGACAAACCTAGATTCTTTTGATCTACCAGTTAGATTTTCTTTATTGTGCAAAAGGTTAGCTATGACTACATAGTCATTCAAACCTTCTTCAATTTTTTTATTGATAAAAATTTTGTCTTTTTCACTTAACATGTCATGATGAAAACAGATCGTTTTCCTTTATTATGGTTTTTGCTTTTTCATAAAGCATTTTTTTTAAATTTTTTACTTGTTTATATCCAGCTTTTCTTCCACTCTCATTTGTTTTGAACTTTAATATTTTAGCAACATCTTCATCATTTAAATTATCAATAAAAAACATTTTATATATAAAGAACTGTTTGTTAGTTAAAGCCCCTTTCATTAACGAATGCAATTTTTGCTCAGCAGAAGCGTAATCCTGAATACTAGACCCCTCAAAGCTCATATAATAATTCTGATGATTCTCTAAACTAACAGTCATCTTTATATCATATGCTGGTTTTTTTAATTTTTCCCATTTAGCATATAAGGGGCATTCATTACATTGAGTTTTGCTTGGTGTAAAACCGCATGAGTTTTCATAAACTATTTCAATACCTTTACTAGTATTAAATGGACATGATAAACAAGGTTTAGCGAAAGAAGTATAATTATTACGTATAATATTTCTTATCTGATTTGTAGCTATCCTGTTAACCCAAGGTTCTATAGGC